CAATATATATAAACTTGCATATGGTAGCCAAAGTTCTGTACGTTCCATTTGAACCTATCCATATCTCTAGTAGTCTTTATGTCAAGTAGAATACCTTTCTCTCTCGATAGTAAGTCTGCCTTAGCTCTAAACGGAATACCTGAAATCTCTCCAATCACAGGAACTTCTGCATCGCATCCTTCCATAAAAGAGGACACCGAACTATTACCTAAAACGGCATCAGCTATCTCTCTGCAATTATCAAACTCCTTCTGAGTAAATGTGTTTGGATTCTCAGCAAGTGCTGCTTTGAACACTTTGGTAGCTCTCGTAGTAGATTCCACAACATTAACCTCAGATAACTTCTCAGGCTCTAATAGCATTGTGTGGATGAGCTTACCTTCTTCTAAGGCTTTAGAACCTTTCTGCACCCCTTCTAACATATCTTTGTAGTCTTTAGGGGATTTGTTTAGTAGCTTAACAGAACTGCTGCTAAGTACGTTCTTAGCGAGGTAGCCATAGTAGAAAGAATCGTCTATCGCTTTCTCTTCTAAATCTTTGATAAGCCATTCCTTGCCATCAAATGTTGTTACTTTATCGTTCATATTGTTGCTTGTTTATTATCTTGATTAAGTTTCTTCCTACTGCTTCTACCACATCAACTGTTACTGCGTTCCCACACATCTTGTATCTTTGAGCATCGCTAACTTCTTTTATTTGCCCATCATAGTTCCCTATGGATGTATGGTTGTCAGGAAACCCTTGAAGTCTTTCACATTCTATTGGTGTTAATTTTCTAACTTGGTCTAATAAAACTGCTTGTTCGCATTTAGTGTCTAAAGTTTGAGCTACCCCCTTTCCTACTCTACCTCTACGAGTTTTAGAATTAGGAACTGAAAAGTTTATACTGTCGCCCTGTACAGCTTCCTCATAACCTCTTTTGGTTGCTGACTTTATTTTGACTTTTTGTGCATTGAGTTTACGTTCAATAAGGTAACTTCCGTTTCCTCCTGCATCGTATCTTGTTGTGAGTGTACAAGTGTTTGCTTGTTGTCCTTGTAACTCATCAATCTGTTTACTACTTTCTCGGATAGGAAATACTTCTCCTCCACTTCCTTCTGTAATATATCCGACAAGGTAGACTCTCTCTCTATTTTGGGGTAGAAACCACTTTGTATTAAGCAGTTGCCATTCAAGTCTATAACCCCCAATGTTGGTAAAGGCTTGGATAATTGCCCAAAAGTCCTCGCTATTGTTTGAGGAGAAAGTTCCTTTAACATTTTCCCAGATAAAAGCACTTGGTCTGCACTCCTTGATGAGTCGAATTGCTTCGTTAATAAGGGAGCTTCTATCTCCTTCCATCCCTTTACGTTTTCCAGCAAGGCTAAAGTCTTGACAAGGACTTCCGAATGTGATAATGTCAATTTTTGGTAATTGTTCTGCTCGAACATCTGTAACTGATCCGACATAAGTTGCGTTTTTGAATTGATTCTTGTAAACTGCTATTGCGTGTTTATCTACCTCCGAAAAATAAGAATCCACGTTAAAACCTGCTTTTTCAAGTCCTAAGTGGAAACCTCCAATTCCTGAGAATAAATCAAGTTGATTAATATTCATTGTTGTTTGTTTTTACATTAAAGGGAGCTATTATTAACCCCCTCTATGCAAATATAACAATAAATGTAACAAATGTCAATAACTTTTACGTTAAATTACTGCTTTGGGTCAAAGTTTTTCTTGAATGCCATTTGACAAACAGAATATCTTTGGTCATTATCTGAGTACTCTTGCCTCATTAACGCATTGCCCATACAACGTTTAACGTAGTCTTTATTGGTTTCGTACTTCTTAACTTTTGGAATTGGCATATTACTTATCTAAATGGTTTAACAATAGATTCCCATCCTTTTTATCTATGGAACGAATCTCTCTATAAATAATACGACTTTTACGTCTTGTTTCTACCTTATCTGCCTTAGTAGAGTCTATTCCAAGCTCTGTGTACAATCTTGCATCTAACTCCAATAGACCATCTACTTTCTGTCTATCTGTCGCTGGTGCATTCACTATATCGCTAATTCTGTCTAATAATACTTGTTCCATCATCTTATAATTCCATTAATTCGTTAACTACTGTTTTACCACCCAACACTACTGCGCATCCAATAGCAGGTTTCTTGCCTCGTTTTGCATAAGCAAAAGCGTATTTGTCAAAGTCTATACCACAACCTACTTGTGTTCCGAATACTCTAAAGTTAGCACCAACGAACCATTGGGTATAGCATTGAGTATGTAGATGACCTTGAACTGTGTTCATCATATCTGCTCTACATTTAGCGTGGGCAGTACCACCTTCTCCGTGAATGTATTGAGTATTGTCAATCACAACTCTATCAACAAACTTCCAATTAGGCACATTCAGAACCTCGTTAAAGGACTTTATCCAGGCTTTAGGAACTCCTGCACTAAATGCTTTTCTTGAAATGATTCTGTCGTGGTTTCCTACTGTTACGTAAGCATTAGGGAATGCCTTGTACCATCGCTCTAATCTAAAGATAGCAATATCTAACTCAGCACCACCACCAAGACCATCAGGATCAGATTCGTGGAATGAACTATAATGTGAATCAATCACATCTCCAATAAATACTACTTGGTTACAGTTGTACTTTGCGTAAACCTCCTGGCAATGAGCAAGGTATTCATCAAGACAAAATGGCTCGTGTAAATCTCCAATGACTAATACTCTGTTTTCGTCTTTGGTAATGTTCTCAAAGGCTTTTAACTTGTTGCCTCGTAATCTTGGTCTGAAATCTTTCATAATTATTCTTTGTATTTGTATAGTGTATTCTTCTGTATCAAATAGGCTCTTTTAGATTTTGTATCTCCATTACCTATAAAACTAACTGCTCTTGGATTATTCTCACTTATACACTTATGTATGTTGTCTACAAGAAACCAATTGTAATTATCCCCATCATAAATTACCCAGTACTTAGCTTTTGTAGTTGATAAAGCTGATGCCTTTCCATCGAACTCTATCTCAATAACTATATTTCCTGTGTACTTACTCTTTTGGTCTGACTTAACTTCTACACCAAACCCCCTCTCAGGAACAAATATGTCATACTCTTTAAAGTAACCTTTTATCTCGTGTGATTTAGGATACTTTTTCTGTATCATATACAACACCTCTTTCTCGTAAACCTTACCTTTCTTTAGGTCTTCGTGAAAGCTATTGTAGTTCTTTGTTTCAGTATTACTTGTAATCATTGAAGTAGGTAACAAGTTCTTTCATCATTCTCGGTGCAGAGCATTTCTGACATCTAAACTTCTTCTTAAACACTCTGTTATAGATAACATTCATTTCTTTGAGCTGTTTGCTATTGAGCTTGTCGTTTCCGTTCTCAATCCAATCTGCGATGTACTCATACTCTTGTTCATTAAGGCATTCAGGGTTATTGTACTTAAACACTCTGTTTAAACGCTCTTGCCTCTCGTCACATCCACAGTCCTCTCCTGCAAGAAACTTAACTGCCTTTTTGATTCCTGTTGCCTCTGTTACTTTAGCGATAGTGTCGCCAAGTCCTTGTGATGCTTTCTCTTGATTAGCCTTCCAGTCTTTGTAGGCTTTAGTCCTCTTGTCCTTCGGTTGTTCCATCTTCTTGTTTTGGTTTTGATAATTCACTAACTGCTTTCTCTAATTGTACAACCCTAACATATAACTGAGTTGCTACTTTTTCTAATCGTCTAATCTTCTCGTTCTGAGTGTGATTCTTTTGTTTCATTTTCATAAAGATACTAATTATTGTTATATATTTCCCAATCTTTTTTCAACTTCTTTTTAATCTTACCTCTTCCGTTGCTTATCGTATTGAATATAGAGCTTAGACTTATAGTAGTATCAGAGGCTAATTTTCTCATAGAGATACCAGTCTTGAAGTACAGATTGAATATCTTTTTATCGTACCAATGCCAATCCTCCATAAGACTATCTACCTTCCCGCTAATAGATTCAGTTGTAACATTACCAAACAATTCTTGTTCAAACGCATCAGGCAAACTATTCTCTCTACGCAGAAACTCTTGGAACAATATCTTGTCATCCTGCTCATCGCTATGCTTTAGTTCTGAGAAGTATCTCACATCAACTCTCTTTTTTGACCTACCTGCTTTATGGAATCCTTGCCAATGGAGGTGTTTTAGTGCCGTATAAACATAAAACGTATTTACCTCTTTGTCGTTGTACATAATCCTATCTACATCATCTACTGCGTTTTCTACACAAATATACATC